GGGGTGATGCTGGTCGCACGACACGTCGCACGCGACACGGAACTCCGAGGCAACTCGACACAATAACTTCATCCACAAGTGGAATATAGAACTTCTACACCGAGTAGCCTTAGGCCTTACTCTTATTTTCATATTGAAAACTTCACAAAGTCACCCCTTTCATTTTGAAAAGGGATAAGTCACGCGAACTATCGCGATTACTCTTACTAGCGAACCATACGAGCTATGGTTTGACGCAAAGTACACTGATTGGGTTTCAGTGGTTTTGTCAGCTACGCAGTGTTTATTCTAAACACTAAACTAGTGGATTTATTCTCACGCTTTCCACAAAGCGGCTACACCTCTCAAACGGCGACTATCCTCAATTGCCCGTAGGCTTTCAGAGTACCTGCCGCACCCGTGAGGGTCACATCCAGGGTAATAGCATCCGTTCCATTAACTGAAATAAATGTAGATACATCTAGAGACTCAATAGCACTAAAACCCGGGGCACCAATGGAAAACTCCACTTTCTGGGTACCCACCCAAGTTGAAACACCGTTCTTCTGTATATCCACAACTCCAACAAACGCCTCATTGGCGCTATCCGTCGAAACGACGGTGGCATCAAGCAAGTAATTACCTGCTGCAAGCACAATGGAGCCCGAGCTATTGACTGCATTCAACCCATTAAAACTAGTTGTACCCAGTATGAGCTGGGTGGGAACAGCCGTAGTCATAGTCTGCCCGCCTGCCGACGAAGCAAACTGGGCAACTTGATTATTTGCTGGTGCTGCCTTAGCATCCGATGAAAGGATGGGCACTTCAAACACAACAGCATAACGCACATGCAACTCACCAAGCTCAGTGGCGTTTCCAGTTATTCCCTGGGTTGCAACATTCATATTACCGACATCATAAAGACGTATGTCAGCTCCTCCAGGAAGACCCGCCAGACGCACATAGTGCAAATCTGTACGGCCATCTAAATCCCGAGGATTCATGGACAAACCAAAATCTTCATTAGGCATTCCATCAGCATGGGGTTCTGTATCCTCCATCTGGGCCTTAGAAGTTGGTGGGGAGTCCGCAGCATCATAATCAAACATAAGCATTACCTTTCCTGTTTGACCTGGAGCGGCAAAGCCACTCACATCGTGCTCAAAATAGAACTCCAAATACTCAAAGCGGTACTTCTCCCACTGAGTAGCTTCTCCAGAGAGCCACGGGAACGTTGTGGCATTCCCCGGATTGCATGCAAAAGCGGTGTTATTAAAAGCAGAACCTGTCGCTCCCGACAGAACTGCTCCAATGAATTCATCATTTTCCACACGCTTAATACGTCTCCTACCCACAGACCTATTCTGGCCACCCATTCCAAAGGGCTTACCAGTTAGGACCATGTTTCCGGGACCACGTACGGCATTGCGCACACGCGCTCTACCTGCATATTTACGCCCACCGCGCCTACCGCGCCTGGGCCTTTGTCCTTGGCGCAACTTTTGCACAGCATTTCGATAGCCTTGTGTGTTACGCGAAGGAACAGGAGGGGGACCTCCTTTCTTCTTTTGTTGTCTTCGTTTTCTCGGTCGTTGGGGCAAAGCCAGTTGATTCATTTTCTTATTCTCCTCTAACTTTTTATGCAGCGGATTAATCTTTCTACGCTTCTGCATTCCTTGCTTCACCTCTCCAACAAAGAGCTCCAAGAGTTCTCTTTCCGTTGGTATTTGGTATTTGGCTTGGATCCATTCGGGATCTGACAAGAGCACAACATTATACTTCAAAACCAACCATTGGATGAACTCCTTCAAGTACCCTCGCAATGCCACATCGGCATAACCAACTCTCAAAAGAGCACATGCTCGTATTAACGAATACGCAGGGTTACTTGGTTCCTTGGAATACAACAAACTTGTCAAAAGTTTTTCACGATCATAGATCGGCACTCCAATACCGTTAAGAAACACGGTATGAGCAGACAAGAAATCCAGCTCTACAGGCAATCTCGGCTCCATAGAGTCTGTAGTTGTTGTAATTCCCAAATGCTTCCATTCCTCAATCAAACTACTTGCATTGAAGAAGAGCAAGGCTTCATCTGACACGGTCCAGGTATTATCATCACCACACAGGGCAAGAGCAAGATTTGCTTCAAATGCCTCAAAGGTACAAAATTCTTCTGGGGCTGTTCGTATCCAGCCAAACGCTATCAACGTGTACAGAATAAGGGTGTTATCACTAATAGTATTGACACTACCGGAGGGATTCCCTCCTTGCTTCATAATAAAAACACCTTCGGATGTCACGATCAGAGTATTAATCAAATTACGATAATACACTTGTAATCGCTTACGGTTATCATCCGTACGATCTGCCTCTCGCAGCATGTTCCACCGAAATTCAGCGCATGCCCACATCATGTAGGATCGTAACGAGGAGTCATACTGACTCTCATCCAGGGCGAAACCATTACGGAACTTACAAAGTTTCTCGTAAAGGACATGCCATCCTCCTTTCCAAGGGGAAAAACCAACCACACTCGCGGTCTGAATGTGTGAATCATACATTTTCTGATTCATATCCTCAAATAGTCGGTTTCCATGGACTGTCATCTCAACGGGTCCAGCCGTAAAGGTCCGAATGCTATTAGCATCGGCTTTTTCCTTTGGCCTCAATTCTTCCTTGAGAGAATTGGAAAAGACTGCTGTGTAATCTTCACAAACCAGTCGTTCATTCCAATCTTCTTCTAGATATTTGGGGAACTCCTTCCACTGTTCAAACATCACTCGTTTATTAGCGTACTTCTTATTCCAGGGAAAACCAGTACTGGTCGACATATCGATACCAGGAAGAACCTCTTCTACTGTCTTCACTCTAGAATTCATCATATGTGCTCCAAAATGACGCGTGGTCCAAGACCAAGCTTGATTCATTTGGAGTGTCCGTTGGTTATCCAACGCTGGTACGTCCTTAGCATACTTTGCTAGACTTATATACGCAGCTTCTACATTTGGTGTAGGGAGTACCCAGTTAGAACGGCTAATCGATTTCTCGCACTCATTCTCAAACTGTAACACAGACATATCTGTTCCTTTCCTATTTCGCCCAGTAAATGACTTGGGCACAGAGCCTACAATAGGAAAGTATGCTTGTTTCAGCATCCTTCTATGCAGCTCACTCGGAGCAGCCCACGAACGAAAACCTTGCCGGAATTCACGTGGGTAGCGCCCCCAAAACTCCCGCCCCTCTTCTACAAGAGAAGACGGGGTTGGGGGCTCTAATGAAAAAGCATACCCTGCAAAACAGGGCCAGATGCCTTGATTTTCTCAACCATAGCATCTGTAACCGGCACAAAGCGATTTACAATCGGTGATCCCGAAATGTGAAATCCAACTATCGCACCATCAACACATGATATTACGGGTCCACCGCAATCCCCAGGTTTAGTGGGGGCATCATACAATCCATCCGCACTTGCAAAACCAATTCCAATGGCAGGCTCAACCTGATCCTCCTTGTGATAACCAAGGTGCATCACTATTTCATTCTTAGGAGGGCGCATTTTAATTGGCCCCAATGATCCAACAGATCCATGGGTAAAATACACACCCAAATCATCAGCTATCGGAAATACACCCCCCGTTAATTTAGCGGAGGTCTTAAAATTCTCAATCCTAACATTGTCCGTATCCACATTTGAGTGCAACGGCACTATAGCTTTGTCTCCAATCACGGTAGACGTTGACGTCATACCATTGTCGTGATAAATTTTAAAAACACGAGGAGCATACAAAGCATGATACAACTTATCCTTCGAGAGCAACTGCTCACTTTCCTCAGGGATAGCATGGGTGTCTCTCAATTTTTTATACCGTGCTTCGTCCATCTTTGAGTGGTGATATTCACGTGCTTTTGCCGCACGAATTACAGCTCTCCTTTTCACTTCCAACTCAACTCTTGTCTTCGGCTGCACATTAGGATCACGTTCAGGAAACCATCTTAAACTGAGATCTTTCATCTCCTCAAGTATCGGCATTCCTTCATGTGACTGGGATTGCGTCTCATACTCCTTTCTACGGACCGAGCGCGCACTTTTAACCTCTGCGTCATACGCATGAGTAGACTTCCAGTCTTCTTTCTCAAGATCTGCCCTCCAGCTAGAATCTGAGTCTAAATCATGTTCTGTTTCAGAAATAAGATGTTCGTGCTTCTTATGCTTAACACCAGCTCTCCTGACCTTAGGTCGGGGGGTGTAACGAACCATACTCTTATTCATAGCCTCAGGGACTTCTGAACGTTTCATGGCCATAACAACCAAAGCTGCACCAATGGAAGCAACCACCGCGCCATAAGCTACGTGGTGCTTGACTACATGGTCAACAACTGGTTGTGACTTAAGTTGAACCCATCCAATCAATGGGGCTACTCTTGCTTCACACCTATCTTTCAAGGTATAAAACATATTTGTTGCATTGTATGCAACTAGCCTCGCCAAATAATTAAATAATGGTTCACCGGGAATAACTGGCAGAGCTTGCTTCACTTCAGCAATCAACTCATCTGCCAACTTCAAATCTTCATCGGAAGCATCATCAGCCCATGAACTCTCACGGGGATCTGTTTCTTTTCTCTCAGGGCATGGACTTTTTCCACGTGTCTCCTTCAAAGACATATTACCCATTGAACGATCTAAAGATGTGCTCAAACCAGGTGGTAGAGAACTTTGAGTCTGAATACCAGCAGAAATAAACTCAGGGGCTTTGCCATCTCGGGCCAAATCCCACTTACGAGAATTCGCTAGTAACTTCTTCATATTCTTCTTATCATTTTCAACGTCCTCTTGAGAACGCGCATGCAAATCCTTAACCTGTAACCCTCGCTCGGGCCAGTCTCGACTTACATTTCTTCTAATGATAGAAGGTCTCTTATCCTTACCTTCCTTGACTTCAATTTCATCATCATCTGTCGTTGTCCCCTCAGACTCAGCTGAGGATTCATCCGATTCACTAAATTTCTCCTTTCCTTTCTTTGTTTCAACTGGAAGTTTAAGCTTCTTCTTCTTCTTCAGAGTGGGAGCATCTTCGCTCTCATCAACCTCTGTTTCTACATATTGACACATACAAGGAATTGCATGACTATGACAACGTGAGCATACATCTCCGAAGAGACTACTTCTCACGACCTCAATTTCCTCACCATTTGCGAAAGCTCGCACGGTTTTCGGAAGAGTATTTACGTCACAGCCTGCTGTGAACCAGTCTATCAACCAAGTAACGTATGGGATATTCTCCAACATACGCCGACAAGGCTCAAACCATTTATACGATTTCGCAAAACCATAAATGGGGACCAACACAAACATGACTGCAGCGAGGATAGCGGATATCAATACACCATATTTATTCATGGATTGCACTCCTTGCTTACCCTCGGGCACCATACCTTTAAATTTACTCTTATTCGGGGTTAACAACCACGCCATCAATCTAAAGGGTACTCCAGCTACATCCAATGCAACCTTTCCTGCCTCAAGTCCTGTTCTTATTACTAGGGTCATCTTCCACCAGTAAAGTGCATCTTGCAACGATGTAATAATACCAGGTATAATACCATTACATGTAGTTAAAATGGCTGTAAAAGCTATACACGGACCATTGATTACTTGAATCAACGCCGCCGTACTCACTCCTACAATTGTGACCAATTTATCTAGGGAGTCTATCAAACCTCTACCTAAGATTTCAATTGTCATCGCCAATTTGTACATAACCATAAACAACGCTACTGACCAAAATAGGGTTGAAATGGCATTACATACGTCCTCTGCTGTACTTTCTGCATTTGCGGTGGGAATTGTGGCCATGAATACAAACATCATATAACCCACAATAGCCTCTCTAGAGAACTCAAGTTGTCTCCTCTTTTGCACATTGTGCAATGGGGTATCTCTCAAACTTTGCTCTATCCTAACGATTTCTCGCTCCGCAAGCATTCGTGCTTCCAATTCGCTACGTTGAGGAAATATGACTGACGGCGCCCTTTCGGGAGGGGTTATTACACCCGTCTTTTCACACATCATTCCTTCTTCTAACTCCAACGCAAATTGAGTGGGAATCATCCAAGACCATGCCTCCTTATCGG